ACTTCGACGATACGGACGCATCGTGGATCCGGCTGTTCGAACGTTACAAGATTCCATTGACGTTCCGCAGAGACAAATACACCGGCCAACCAACCGACAAGCCGACGTTCAAAGACTCTGTCTTAGCGCCAATCGAACACCCGACGATCAAGAAGGCGCGTTTCGCTGCGCAACTAGATTCACTCCGCAGTAAAGTGTATGTCCCCTACTCGGAAAACGTAGGCGCAGACGGCATCTTACGCGTCGAGTTCAATCAACTACGATACGCCGACGACAAAGGCGATAGCGGAACTATCAGCGGCCGATTTTCCGCCGCCTATGTGCAACAGGTGCCGAACCATGACAACCATTTCGAAGTGTTCGGCGATCTGTATGACCCGCGACGACTTTATATCCCAGGGAAAGAAACGCGCGATGTAGGCGGCTTGTTCTTAGGTGGTGACGCAGAGCAGATCGAATATCGGCTGTTCGCCAATCACGCGAAGAATCCGAGGGTGTTGGCCGCGTATCGCGACGATCCGGCCATGTCGTTTCACCGATACATGCACCCGAAGATTACCGCGTATCGGCCTGACTTCAACTACGTCAGCATGAAGTCTTTCAACTTCATGAAGATTTACGGCGGCGGGTTAGTCAAGATCGCCGTCATGCTGGGTTTCATCACGGAAGAACAAGGCGAAGACATTCGACGGATGAAGGCGCAGCGTTCATCGCCGCTGCTGACCCGTGCGCGGGAGATTCAAGAGATCTACGCACGCGAAATGCCGGAAGCAGATTCGTTGGCACGCAAAGCAATGCATTTGGCAATGCCGGAGTGCAACAAGTATTGCAATCGCGGCGATGCGTTGCACCGTGAGTTCAAGCACCGTGGATATGTGAAGACGCTGCTTGGACGTCGTCAACGCTTCCCCACTGAATACAAGATCCACAAGGCATTGAACGCGATCATTCAAGGGTCCGCTGCGGACATCATGAAACGCAAGCTTGTCGAACTCCACGCGAACCGCAAAGCACTCAATTTTACGATGCGCATGACGGTTCATGACGAAGTTACCGGAGACGTGCCAGACGTCGCCAGCGCAGACCGCATTAACGAACTGCTGAACGTCCAATCGTTCGATCTGCTGGTGCCTATTCGATGGAAGACAGGCACCGGGCACAATTGGGCCGAAGCAAAATGATTAGGTAAAAGCCTGAAAATCAAGCTTGACTTACCATAAAACACCGTGTAAAGTCCGTTCACCTTTCGGCGGGTAAGGCTCGCTAGGCCCGTGGCTAGAACACCCTGTGCGTTGCGCTCAGCTTGGTTGGGCGGTGTGTCGATGACACGTAACAGCGGCAGTTGTTACGCGCGTGTTAGAACAACCAACATGCGAAAACGATACGCTATGCCGATAATGAGAGATGCAGAAACTATACGGGCAAAGAGATAAAGGGTGATCGCCGAACAAGCGCAGTCTTCGCCGTTCGTCTGCTCATGAGAAATGAACGGCGTGCATTCTTTCAAGGAGTTCCAATGCTATTCAAAGTCCTGATTGGGATCGGGTTGGTGTTCGTGGTCACGGGTGCTGTGATCGCTGCGCCGTCCGATAACATCACGACGATCCTGCAAGGCGCGGTGTTGTGCTGGATCGCGTTGCCGTTCTTTTGGTTTGCCAGCAAGGTTCAACATCGGTGAAGAAGGCGTTGCGCCTGTTGTTCTGGGCCGTCGTCGGATCGCTGGCGGTGCTGGGATGGGTTGCTGCCGTCAATTACCTTGTTCATCTTGCAAGTCAACCCGTTCCGTTCTTCTAAGTTACGCTGCCCATAAACCCGATGGGAAACTAGGCGCGGTGTGAGAACTAATCCACGCGATTGCGGGTAGTATCCGGCCACGCTGGATCGGTAGTCCGAAGGGTGACATTTTGAAACACACGTGTTGTTGGCTGCTGTCTGAACCTTGCACGTTCCCTGCGAAGTATTGCGGCAAGGCAACAGGCTACATCATCGTTCGTGACGACGACAATAACCGCGTTCGAAAGTATCGGCATTTGTGCGATGAACACACCGACGAAGCTGCGAAACTCCCGCCTGAAGATGACGAAGCCGGGTAAGGCTAACACGCGGGTCCATGTTTCTTTGTGCATTGACTGGACGATCACCGTAACGCGTGCGGCGCACCTTGCGTTGATGGAACTGGAACGTGAAGTGTTCTCCTTGAAGAACATAGAAATACATCGCGTCATCACACTTCGCGTCAACGACACGTTGCGGCGCACGTTCGCCGATGTCAGCTTCGATGCGAATTGAAAAGCGCGAAGACGAACTCAAAGCCCTGTTCGTCTATGACTTCCGTTACAGATACACCGCACGTGAATTCTTCGTCATGTTGCATCAGGACGTTCGTAAGTCCGGATATCCTGATATCGCCGTTCACGGCAACAAGCTAAGCACACATTGGGAGTTCAAACACGCCACACCTGATTTTTCATCACCGGGTGTTCAAGAAATCACGTGCCGCAAGATCGCGATGCACGCCTATTGCCGGTATGTGATTTTCCTTGAACATGGCGACTTGATGCAGACATGGATCGTGCATCCGGATCGTGTCTATAAGAAAGACGGCAAAGCGTTACGCATCAAGCCTGAACAGATCTTTGAAGGCTTCGACTTCGCGCGGCTATCGGCCTTCGTCCACTCGATACACTACCCGGTGACGGCTTGAAAATCACGGTGAACACAGGCGCATTCGTGAAGAAATTGAAATTGGTTTCACGGATTGTGTCTCAGAAGTCCATTTTGCCGATCTTAACGCACGTCTTGATCCGGGCCGAAGGTGTCGAAGTCGCCTTGTCAACGACAAACCTTGACGTATCGATCACTACCACGTGTGAAGCTACGATCGAAACACCCGGTGTAATCGCCGTGCCTGTCAAGTCGCTGCTTGATGTCATGTCGCAGATCTCCGAGGGTGAGACACATATTTTTCTTGATAAGTCGCACGTGCGCATTGCGGCGGGTGCGTTCAAGATGCGCCTGCAGTCGATGGCAGCAATTGAATTCCCACAGCTGCCCATCGTGCCTGCTGGCGGGATGCTGCTGCCGGGCGAAGCGTTTAAGCAAATGGTCAAGCGTGTTCGATACGCGATCAGTGAAAGCGACAAGCGTTATTTCTTGAATGGCGCGTTGATGACGCTGACTGCCAACACACTTGCTCTGACGACCACAGACGGCAAGCGGGTATCGTTGGCGGTTTCCACACGCGACGTCGCAGGGCCTGCACTTGAAATCATCGTGCCGACAAAAACGCTAGACGTCCTGTTGATGGACGAAGCGCACGAAGACTTAATGTTCGTCATGGCGGAACATCAAATGTTCTTCGTTGCTGAAGACAACGTGCTGACGTCGCGTATGGTGGACGGTCTTTTTCCCAACGTGAAGCGAATCATTCCGCTAACGAACGACAACGTTGCCGACGTGCCACGTGCAGCAATGTTGTCGGCACTCAAGCGCGTCTCTTTAGCAGCTGGTGATCAACGCGGGATCGTCCTGTCTTTGTCTGCTAACTCCGCATCAATTGCCGCCGCTAACGCGCAAGTCGGCGATGCATCCGAACACGTGACCGTCGGATACAGCGGGCCTGATCTCAAGATTGCGTTTGAGTGGCCCTTTTTGTCTGAGTTCCTGTCACACGCATCGGGTGCGAACGTCACTGCTGCGTTCGGCGGACCGCAAACGCCTGCACTGTGGTCTGACGGCGAAGAATTCGTTAACGTGATCATGCAGATGCGAACATGATGATCCCCGGCTTGAAGTATTACGATGACGTCACGATTGCGATCGACGATCCGAAACTGATGCAAGCATGCAAAAACGCTATGCTGCATCGGATTCGCACAACGGTTAACGGGCACTTTGGGTTGATTGTTCGATTTCAAATGCTGCACGACGGCACCGCTGCGGTTGTCGTCGTGCAGCATGTAGGCGGGCCGCAAGCTTGCGGCTGTCATTGCACGACAGAAAGTCGACGTGATTGAATGACAAGACAAGAAGAACGTGACGCGCAAAAAGAACGATGGCAGAAATACCGCAACGCGGCTACAGCGTTGTATCCCATCGCGTCTATCAACCAGTATTGCGCGGTTAGCGAAGTCGCCAACAAAGACGGCGCGTTCTTAGAAGTCATTATCTGGGTTCCACGTAGCGCCATCGAACGCCCGCAGTGTTCCTGTTGTCAGCTGGGCAAGCCGTAACATGCTGCTACCGTCAGAAATCCCCGTATACGGGCAGCAGGAACGCGTCAGGGTGCTTGTCGCTGACCCGCCGTGGCACTTCGACGATCAGCTAGGCGACGATACACGCGGTGCGCGGACGCATTACAAGACGATGACCGTTGAAGACATCAAACGGTTTCCGTTGCCGCCGCTGTATGAGACGTCAACGTTGTTTCTGTGGCGTGTGGCCGCGATGCAACAAGAAGCGTTTGACGTCGTCGAAGCATGGGACTTCGAAGTAAAAGCCGAAATCGTGTGGAAGAAATTGACGCGTCACGGCAAGCGACATTTCGGCATGGGACGTCACGTAAGAAACGAACACGAAGTGTGTTTGATCGCGACGTCTGGCAAGCCCAAGACGCTTGACAAGTCTGTGCGCAGCATCTTCGAAGCCCCAACCGGGCGACACTCGGAAAAGCCGCAAGCGTTCTATAGCATTGTCGAACGGCTGCGCGAAGGGCCTTACTGCGAATTGTTCGCGCGCAAATTGCGTAACGGCTGGAACCAATACGGAAACGAACTCACAGACAGGAAGGCGGCATGAGAAAGACAGTAGAAAAGCTGATCGCAGAACTCAAGACGAAACCGCCGAAAGATTGGGTTGATTTTCAGATCGGTATTGACGAAAACAAACCAATCATCCGAACCAACGTGCAGCGGATCGACGCGCATCCGGGCCGCGTCGTCATCGTGGTCGAAAAGGGGATCTAGTGGCGAAGTCTCCGCTGCAGCGACTTCGAACGACGTTGACACGCGATCAACAAATCGTGATCTGCTATAGGGCTGGCAACACCCTTGAACAAATTGCGACCGCGTTTCAGTTGACGTCACAGCGGATACAACAGATTCTGAAAGAAAACAACGTCACCCGCAGCGACAATCCAAAAACACGTAGCAAAGAACTATTCGCCTTCATCGGCGTCAACGTTCCAAAAGACATCAAAGCCGCCGTCGTCGCAGAGTGCAGGCGCAATCGTCGATCGATTTCCGCTTACCTCCTTCGGTTAATCAGCGATGACCTACGCACGCGCAACCCCAAGGAGACGGAGTAATGAAGATTCGCAAGGTGTATATCGCGACAAGCAGCCAAATGCAAAGCGAAGCCGTGTTCATGCGAGATCAGCTGCTACACAAGGGCTTCGTCATCACGTCGCGATGGATCGACAACGATCGCGTCGGTAAGGTGATGGGCACCGCGCAAGAAGCGCGATGGGATTACGAAGATGTTCGTGCCGCCGATGCTGTTGTGTTTATCAACCCGGCAATGTGGGGCAACCACGGCACAGGCGGCAGACACAACGAAGTCGGGTATGCGCAAGCACTCGGAAAACCGATCTTTCTGCTGGGCGCAATCACCAACGTCTTTCACAAATTGCCAGGTGTATGCGTCTTCGACAGCGCAGACGACTTGATCGCTACGCTGGCTTTCGAGTGGGATCAGATCGACGGCGTCGGGCATCTACTGACAGTGCTTGCGAATCGCGTGCATGACGCAAACGCGAAGTGGTGGATCGATATCAGTAGCGGCGAACCACTCACGCGCAACGTCGGTGAACTCCTGATGCTGACCGTTTCCGAACTGGCGGAAGCTGGCGAAGGCACGCCGCAATACGGGATCCTGCTCATGGAAGTCGTCAAGGTGCTTGCGCGTGCGATGGAAGGGCACCGCAAAACGCTCATGGATGACAAGTTGACGAATCGCAAGATGTTCGACGTTGAAATCATCGACGCGATTATCCGTCTTGCTGACATTTGCGGCGGGTTGATTCCTGACGCGGGCGACGTCTTTGACGAAAAAATGGCATTCAATGCAACACGCGTCGACCACTCACACGCGCATCGGCTGCTTGACGGCGGCAAGAAATACTAAGGAGACGTCATGCAATACGTTCCGCGCGTGCATGGGAACGGCTTCATTCAACTTGATATGACGCCCACACGACGTCTGCATATCTGGGGACACCCGGATATCCCACGACAGACCGTGTCAACGCAGCTGCACGATCACACGTTCGGCTTTCGTAGTCGGATCTTGATGGGCAACTTGGAAGACGTGCGCCTTGAGGCAATACCCGATCCAAAAGGCGCATATATGACACACCGCGCAGTCATCCGTGATAAAGAAGACACGGTGTTACAGCCGACAGGCGAACGCGTCACAATGGAAATCACTAGCGTCAATGTTTACACAGCTGGTGATTACTATGTCATGCCGTCGTTGGCGATTCACGAATCGAAGCCGCGTGGGTTAGCTGTATCCATCATCGAAAAGACAGGCCCGTCGTTAGCGCAAAGTGGACCGTCACCACGCGTCTTCGTGCATCACGGCGAAAGCCCTGACAACAATTTCAATCGCTACGCATTCCCAGTCGAAGAATTGTGGCGCATCATCAGTGATGTTCTTTTGAAGGTGCGAATCAATGGCAAGTGACGTTACCGGACTTCGAATGACGTTCGACAACGACGCCATTGCGCGCGGCGAAGCCGAACAAACGCGGTTCCGTGACAGAGTCACACAGATCGCAGCAGACGATCGACGCGTCGAAAAGGTCAATCATCCCGCGCACTACGGCGGCGGCGATAACCCTTACGAAGCGATCAAGGTGATCGAAGCGTGGGATCTGAAGTTCTCACTTGGCAATGCGATCAAATACATCTTGCGCGCAGGGTTCAAGCCGGACGCGCTTGACATCGACGACTTGAAGAAAGCCGCATGGTATGTCAACAGGGAAATCGATCGACGCCTTGCGGAAACTGATCGCCGCGCGGATGAAGGAAGCACTGCAGGACGAAGCAGAACGGATGCTGAAGGAAGCCAAAAGACGACGACCGATCTATAGCAACGCCGTCGAATACGGCGAAGAAACACCCTTCATCGTGCCGCCGACAACGATTAAGATGATCAAAGGGTCTGACGGCGTGTGGAAGAAACACCCTCGGAAACCGGAACAGGAGTAACGATGCCGCGCATATTGGATTTGCGCCCGTGCGACAACTGCAACGGGCCTGTCAACACGTTGTTTCAAGTCGTTCGTTTCAGCGTGGCTGTTGTCAACGTGGCGGCAGTCAATGAGTTGTTCGGCATGAACCAATTCTTTCAAGGGAAAGCATCTGCCGGACTGCTTGAGAACTTCACGACTTTCGGTGATTCCGGTTTTACGATCGCGATGGACAAACCGGAATCGAAAGTGTTGATGACAGAACTTTACATCTGTCAATCATGTTTTCTGAAACCGTTGGATCTGCAGCTGTTGTCGGAACGAATGCATGATCGCGCCCGCCGCAAGGAAGAATCCGAGGGTGTTGCCGCTTCTGGCGACGACGGCGGCTAACGTGCCGAAGTTAACGTTGTTCGATTATTTGCCAGTGTTGGATCGTGTTCGCATTATCGCTTACCGATACAACAATCTCACGGGGCGGCAACCGAACATCGTTTACTTTCCACCTGACGAATACGTTGAACTGCAAGCGTATTTGCAGTTCCACAGCGAAGAAGGGTTCTTCATGGCAAGACCGCCAGCTGTGATCGAATCAGAGTTGTTCGGCATGCTCATTCGGATCGCCACGTATGCAAATGGTATCCGCGTCGAGTTTAAGGAGTCGTGATGTCTGAATTGTTGGATCGCCGTGACGTGTTAGATCACGGATACATCGGCGTCGTTGAACACTGGGGAAGCGACGAACGGATCGTTGAAGCGGCCCGCATGTCGACCAACAAAGGTTTTGAAGGTTGGGGCGGCGGATCCTGTAAAGCCTGTGTAAAAGCTAACGCGATTGGTTGGCACGATGGGCTTTACATCAGCCGTGTTCACCAACAGTCGCGAAAGGACTGCACGACGTGCGAAGGCACCGGCAAAGATCCGGGAGACAAGAAACTGTTGCGCCGTCTCTACACCAAGAAGCATGCAACGCCGTTCGAAATGGCGGGCATGATCATCGAAGTGCAGGCACCGATCTTCGTATTCCGTGAGTGGCACCGGCACCGCACGCAGAGCTATAACGAAATGAGTGCGCGCTATACGCCGCTGCCTGACATGAACTACATACCAACGATCGATCGGTGCATCGTCGTTGCAGGCACCAACCGGCAAGCAAACGCCACAGGGAATCGCGTGCCGACACACGATGAAGTGTTGGCTTGGCTTGATGCCCTTGGGCACGTTTACGCATACGCCGAACGCGTATATCAGGACGGCTTGACCATCGGCATTCCGAAAGAGATTGCACGATTGCCGGGCGTGTGCGCTGATCTCCCGGTTGGGCGTTATTCAAGGATGCGCGCCAGCACCAACCTTCGAAACTGGTTGGCGTTCTTGACGCTGCGCATGGCACCCGACGCGCAGCTTGAAATTCGACTTTTTGCAAACATCGTGGGAGAATACATCGCGCAGCGATATCCGCGAACCTGGGAACTGTTCGTTCAAGGTCAACGCGCAGCAGGGGCGTAATGACGTTTAACGTATTCATTCCTTGGTGGCTGATCTACGCGGCACTTGCTGTCGTGTGGTTGTTCTTCAGCTATGCCGTTCTAGTCGTGCGGTCAATCGACGGATCCGATCAGCGTGAACGGTTGATTGTGTCGTTGTTGATCGCGGGTTGTTGGCCGATAGCTTCTGTGATCAACTTGATCAAGGCGTTGTTTCGCAAATGACGGCGCAGATGTTGGATTGGTCGCACTCGCGATTGACGCCGTTCAAACATCAATACATCGACACACAGACTGTCGTTGATCGCCCGTGGTTCTTCATCGCATCCGAAATGCGAACCGGCAAAACCAAGATCGCGATCGACGCGGCGCAGTTCCTTTACGATCGTGGCATCATCGATCGTGTCATCGTCATTGCTCCGGAACCTGTGCGCAGCGTTTGGGTTGGTCCGACTGCCGATGCACTGGGCGGCGAACTCCTTGAACACCTGTGGTTGAAAACGCCTGCGTTGGTGACGGAGTTTCACAGCGACGTGCATCAGTGGCGCGTCGGTCCTGACGCATTGCCCGACAACCAAACGAAACCGCTGCGCTGGATTGTCACCAATTATGAATTCATGCGGCCTTACCGCCCGAAGAACGCCAAGAAAAAGAACGAAGAAATCCTGAAGACGCTGCTGAAATACTGCGGGCCAAAAACCATGTTGGTTCTCGACGAATCAGGGGCGATCACGAATCACGATTCAGAAACCTTTGATGCCTGTCTGACGTTGCGGCAGAAGTGCGGGCGCGTTCTGCTGATGAACGGGACGCCTATGGATACGCCGATCCATATGTTTTCTCAAGGTAACATGCTTCATCAGTCCGTTCTTGAATGCAAATTCATCACGCATTTCAAGTCACGTTACGCCGTTCAAGAACCTGTTGTCAGTGCCAGAACTCAGAAACCTGTTTTAACGCCTTACGGTAAAGCGGTCATGAAGATCGTTGCGTGGAAGAACATCGACGATTTACAAGCGCGGTTCAAGCCGTTCACCGTGCGCCGTCTGCAGATTGATTGCGATGACATGCCGGTAAAGTTGAAGCCGGTTACGTTAACCGCCACACTCGGATCCGCCGCATGGAACGCGTATCGCAAGATGCGTGATGACATGGTGTATGAACTCGAAAACGGGCTTGCTAGTATTTCGCAGCAAGCGATCACAAAGTTTATGCGTCTGTCACAAATCACAGGCGGGTTCATCGGCGGGATCGAAGACACAGGATTAGATCCCGTGTGCCCGAACTGCGACGGCAGCGGGTGTGAAGATTGCGAAGGTTCGGGCATCGGTGCCGCGCAGCCGGTTTCGAGGGTGCAGGAACTTGGCCGCGAAAAATTAGACGTGCTGTTGTGGCTGATCGAAAGCAAGCTTGCACAGGATCCCAATCTGAAAATGGTGGTGTGGTCCCGCTTCATGCCGGAAACGCTGCGCATTGTTTTTGAAGCCACGAAGAAGTTTCCGACGATGATCGTTGCCGGAATGCACGGCGGGCAATCCAAGAAGGATCGCGCGCACGCAAAAGCGATCCTTGATCCGCGCACTGCGCCTGCAGGCCCGGTGTTGGTGTGCGGCACGCTGGGAACAGGCAGCTTCGGGCTTGACATGTCGGCGTCTCACACCAGCGTGAATTACTCGTATGACCATAGCTTGCGGAAGTTCCTGCAATCCGGGGATCGCGTGTATGGACCGCGTCAGACGTCGCCTGTTGAATACTATGACATCGTCGCTGTCGGGCCAAAGGGTCAGAAAACGTATGATGCCGTCATCGTGCAGGCCCGTCGAGACAAGGAACAGATCGCCAATTGGACGCAAGAAGCATGGGTTGCCCGGCTGTCTGAACTCACCGAAGCCGCGTGACATTCTGTGCAGTTTTGAATTGCCGTCTTGCCTGCTTTTCTTGTTGACTCGTAAATAAACGTGAGATAGAATCTCTGTATGGCAAACACCACGCAGCGAATCGACGAAGCGACCACGGAACTTCGGCACCGCGAAAACGCCGCTGCGCACCTGACGGGCATTCCGGCGATCCAGAACCAGACCGCGATCAATCGTCTGTATGACGTGCTGAACGCGCTGCACATTGAGCGGATCGAAGCCGCGTAATTCCGTGCAATTTTGAATTGCCGTCTTGCCGCTCTTTTTCGTTGACTTGTAAAACCAACGTTGATAGAATCTCTGTATGGCAAAGAAGACGACGACGACGCAGGCAGCACCGAAGAAGGGTCAAACCATGATCGTTCGTGGTTTCGCAATGACGATCGTTCGCGTCTGGCCGTTCGGAACGGTCGACGTCGAAGATGCGAAGGGCAACCGCTATCGCGTCACCGGGCTTCCCTTTCTTTCGGCGAAGTAAACGCGCAAGTCGGCGCGACAAAATAGCGCGCCGCAAGGGAGATAGAATGTCAGCAGCTACCACGACGATTCAGGATTGGTCACGCAAACAGATCGACATTTTCGACCACTTCATCAATTTCTATCTGATCAATCTTGTTGTTCGCGCACGGGCGGGCACGGGGAAAACGACCACGATTTGTGAAGCGGTGCGTCGTCTCTTGCGCGCCGATCCGAAGCGTGTGATCGCGGTTGCCGCCTTCGGTCGGGCGATTGCAGACGAACTGTCAACGCGGTTCGTCGGATACGACGTGACCGTTGCTACGCTTCACGCGATCGGCCTGCGCGTCGTTCGTCGTATGTGGCCTAACGTGCAAGTCGAAGACATGAAGGATTCGAAGCGCGCAGACTTCGTTACCGCTGCAGTCTGCGATGCTAGCACGCCGAAGGAAGTCAAGAAGCTGATCACCAAGCTTCACACCAAAGGGCGGGAGATCAGCGCACACGCCCGCATGATCGGGGATCTGACGGATCTTGCCATCCGTTTTGAGTGTGAACCGACGTTGCCGATGATCGCGGAAGGTTTCGATCTGGTGTTCATCGAACAGAAGGCCCTTGACGCGATGGAATATGCCGCGTCGAAAGAACCAACGGAGACAGGCATCGACGGAAGTGACATGCTGTTCTTGCCGGTGCGCAACGGTTGGTTGCGGCAAGTGGTCGATGACATCATTGTTGACGAAGCGCAGGACATGAACCCGACGCAGCTTGAAATTGCTGTCAAAGTGGCGAAACGGGTGATCGTCGTCGGCGACGATAAACAAGGGATCTTCGCATTTCGCGGCGCGGACAGCGAAGCACTTGACCGTCTCAAGACTGAACTAAACGCGGTTGAACTCCCGTTAAACGTAACGTATCGCTGCTGCAAAGCGGTCGTTCGTGAAGCGCAAGTGTTCGTTCCCGACTTCCAAGCAGGCGACGACAACCCGGAAGGCGAAGTGCGCAACATTGTCATTGATGCGTTGCAGAAGGAAGCGCAGCCGGGAGACTTCATCCTGTCGCGCAGTAACGCGCCGCTTGTGTCGATTGCGATTTCGCTTCTGCGCAGCGGCAAGCGTGCGCGCATCAATGGTCGCAACATCGGCAAGGGTCTTGTAACGCTGCTGCAACAGATGAAGGCGCGCAGCATTCCGGAACTGCTGCGCGGGATCGAAGCGTGGCGCATTCGCGAAAAGACGCGGCTTGATGTCAAGTTCGAAGGCAAGGACAAGGAAAACCCGCCGTATATCACGCTGCTTGACGAAATCAACGACAAGGCTGACATGCTGTTGTCGTTGACGGACAACGCGCACAGCGTGTCAGACGTCATCGACCGCATTGAAACGCTGTTCGCTGACAAGGGCATCGGCGCGGGAGACATCGTCACGTGTTCGTCTGTGCATCGCGCGAAGGGGCTTGAAGCTAACCGCGTGTTTGTGTTGGCGAAGTCGCTGCGCACGAACAATCAGGAAGAACGGAACATCTGTTACGTTGCGATCACCCGCGCGAAGAACTCCTTGATTTACGTTCACCCGGAGTGATTGACAGTTGAACAAGCGAAGACGTTCACAGGCAAAGCGCGGACGCTGTTTAGGCGGTGTCCGCCGCCATTATCGCATCGAAATCGACGTTAATCGAAAGCGGGCGGTTGTCGCGTATGGACGATTCAAGCAAGATTTTAGGATCTGTTTTCAATCGCTCATGCTACAATCGCAGCGTGCCGCAATGACGATGCAACAGCTGCACGAACAGAAATTGAAGGAAGGCGCGACGTTCATTCCGCCTGACACATACATCAAGGAGACGTGATGGCGAAAGCACCTGCGAAAAAGAAGCCCGGTAAATACGATCACCTGTTGCCCAATCTGCCGCCGCTGCCGCCGTCTGATCTCGACTATCAAGCGAAAGTCGAAGACGAAAAGATCCGAATGCGCACGTGCGCGGAGTGCTACGGCACAGGATACCGCCCGCTGTCGTTCGTCGAAGTATCTGCCCGTGTGGCAGATCCGCAGCTGTCGGAAGAAGACAAGCTAAGCTTGCCCGTGTGCGGCTTCTGCGGCGGTCAGGGTTGGCGCAGGCTCGACGCGCAGCAGCTGGCGGCTAGGTATGTGATCGCTCGCGCCGACGTCGCCACGGTCGAAGCAGCGGCCTTCCGTGCCAATCTGGCCCTTGAAGCCGTGTCGCAGATGCTGATCGCCAACAACGACACGAAGAAGGATCCCGCATGGGGTGCCTTCGGTGCATCTGACAACGCGTTGAAGATGACGAACGGAGACAACATCCGGTTGCAGGGTGCTCCGTTTCCACTCGCGAACGACAAAGACAAGTTTCGCGATTGGTGTTACGATAACGGCTTGCGCGGCAAGATGGAACTTCCCGCGAAGCCATTGCTTGACATGGTCAAGCTTCGTTTACTGAACGGCGACAGCGATCCGGAAGGCGTCAAAACCTACGTCCGCACGTCGATCGTTTATACGCCGATGAAGACGGAGGTTGCATCATCAGACGACAAACCGATCAGCGATGACGACGCGTTCTAGTTCGTTCCACACTCGACAAGGAGCACAGATGCCCACTCCCGATGAACTCACGAAGACAGCCGCCACGGCGATTGACACAGCCGCCGCGCAAGTTCCGGCCACACAAGCCAACGACGAATTTTCGGATCTGATCGCCGACGCGGGCAAGGGCACCGAACTGATTGGAGCAAACGACGTCAAGCCGCCGCGCTTGCTGCTCTGTCAGTCCGGCAGTCCGCAACGCAAGCCGGACAACTTGAAGCAGATCAAGGGGCTTGAAGAACTCGATCTGTTCAACGCACTGAGCAACCAGATTTACGGGCGCAGCCTGCGCTTCGTCGTGATCGCATCACTCGGATCCCACTGGATCGAATTCGACGAAGAATTGAAAGTCGTCGAACTGAACGTTCCCGAGGGGGATCCCCGCACGTTGTGGCGCACGAAGGAAGACGGTTCGCGGTTGAAGCCGATCGCCGTTCACTTCTACGATTACCTGCTATGGCTTCCGGATCATATGGAAGTCGTTGTGTTCTCTTTCAAGAGCACACAGATCAGCAACGCGTTCAAGTTGAACGGCATGTTGCGTCTTCCGATCAAGATCGGCGACAAGATCATCGCGAATCCGCCATCATGGGCACGCGTCTTCAAGTTGACGACGAAGATGCAGTCCGACAAGGGCTTTGAGTGGGGCGGTTTCAATCTGGATCAAGACGGCATCACGCCGCGTGACGTGCGCGCATCGATCAGCGATCTGGCGAAGACATACAAGGATCTCAAGATCGAAATCGATCGCACCGACGACGCGGCCGACGTGGCGGCGGAAGCTGCAGCGGCCGGAGACGGCACCGGACAGCCCACAGGGCAAGGCGATCCCGAAGACATGTAACACCGCGTTTGATGACACGCCAGCAATTGTGCTGGCGTGTCGGTTGGGAATACATGGACAGCAAGCAGACGGAGCAACGCGCGTGCGCGGCCTGTGGGCACCGTTGGCAAGGCGTTTACGGCGATTCGTGCCCTAGGTGCGGTGCGAAACAATGTCAATGCAAGGACTGTGGCAAAAAGCAAAGTTGATTTAACGCCGTCGCTGTTCGATTTGCTAGACGACCAGATACCGGCCGACGTCGCAGAAGACGTCGCTGACGAACTGGACGACTGGATCGAAATAGCGGAATCGGTGTTCGTGACGTGGTCACACGCGCTGCAGCTGCACTATTGCTGGCGACGTGATTTAGATTCTGCGCTGCGGTGCTCCGTCGACGATGACGCGTCGTTCTACCTGCAGCGCGCAGCACTTTACAAAACACGCTTTGAAGGGTTGATGCATGCCAGTCGGGAGACAGAATCAGATCGGTGCGTTGTGGATCTCTAGTAAGACCACAAAGCGCGGTGAAACCTATTGGTCTGGGAACATCAACGGCGAAAAAGTCGTGATGTTCGCCAACACGGCAAAGACAGAAGCCAAGCACCCTTACGGAAGGCGTTCTAATGATTATGTTCCGTGTCGCTGCGCACTCCTTTCGTTTAGGCGCACAGGTGATCGAAATCTGGGAAGATGACAATTTCATCGCGCAGATCACGCCCAGCGACGAACGGAACACGTTTCAGATCATCAGCAAGTATTCGATGACTGCTGACCCGCGCCGTTCGCAAGTCATCGGCGTTGTGCCGGTTCATCATCTTGAAATCAGAGTTGGTCCATGAGAGATCATGAACTCCTTGCTATTGTCGCCGCTCCGATCTTTGCTGAATACATGCGTGAAGATCGTGAACGTGTTACCGGGCGGTCAGAAGAAGATTTGCGGTTATACGCAATATCCGACGCGCGGGCGTTGATCGAAGAGTGCCGTTTGCAAACGTCCAAAAAATGAACATCGGACGACGACCGCACGCAAAAGCGGTATAATATCTCACGACGTTATCAGCGCGCATTACCCGCGCCATCTTAAAAGGTCAAGGAGACAGCATGGAAAACTTGCGCGTCGTCAGTCTGCAGGCGTCAAACATTCTGCGTCTGACCGCCGTTGAATTCACGTGGGAAAACGGAAAACGGCTGCTGACCATCGGCGGCAAGAACGGCGCAGGCAAATCCAGTGTGCTGCATGCCGTCGCAATGGCGTTGGGCGGAAAAGCCCTGTGCCCTGATGAACCGTTGAAGCGCGGAGAACAGCGCGGATTCGTCGAACTGGATCTTGACGCCTTGAAGGTGCGCCGCGAATTCTGGCGTGACTTGCTAACGGAGCAACCAGCGTCCGGTGATCCGGCTTACGGCGAAACGAAATCACGCCTGATCGTCAAGAACAAAGACGGTGTGAAGCAAGACTCCGCGCAGCGTCTGCTTGACAGTGTCATCAGCAATTTGTCGTTTGATCCTACGGCGTTCAACGACGCCGAAGAACGTGACCAAGCCGAAGTTCTGCGGAAGCTGGTTGGACTGGACTTCAGAGCACACGATGAAGCGCGCAGCATCGCTTACGACCGCCGTGCCGTTTACAACAAGCAGCATAAAGATCAACAAGTGCTGCTTGACGCCATGCCGAAATACGACGGCGTGCCTGACGAAGAAGTATCACTTGCCGCGTTGATGGCCGAATCCGACGCGGCAGAAGTGGCACGACAGACCGCCGCCACTGCTGAAAAAGTTGCGATGGAAGCGCGCATCAGTCTTGGTGCGATGCAACAGCAGATCGATACCGCTGTTGCCAGTGCGGATGCACTCAGAGTCCGAATCGCTGAACTACAACAACAGCTTGAAATCGCTGTGAAGGCGATCAACGTCGGGCATCTGACATACTCCGCGCAAGAAGACAAGGTCAACGCACTGCAAACCGCCGCGCACCATGCGTTGATTGCGATTCCTGACACGACGGCAATTCAGGAACGTGTTCACGTCGTGGAAGATACGAACAGCAAGATTCGGGCGAACGTCGCACGCCGTGCCGTCATGAATCAGGTGATCGCGATTCAGAAGCAATACGACGAACAAGACGCCGAAGTAACGCGACTTGATGCGTTGCGCGCGAAGACGATTCGAGATACCAAGTTCCCTGTTGACGGCTTGGGGATCTCGCATACCGGCGTCGTAACGTTCAATGACATTGCCTTGAAGCAGGCATCGACCGCCGAACAGATCCGGGTCAGCGTGGCAATCGGCTTCAAAATGAATCCTGATCTGAAGCTGTTGTGCATCAAGAACGGCAATGCGCTGGACGATGACAGCATGGCACTGATTGCCGACGCCGCCGAAAAGGCGGGCGGGCAAATCCTCATGGAATACGTCACGAAGAACGCGGGCGAAGTGTCGGTGTTCATCGAAGACGGACACAACTAGTCATGCGCGATTTGGACGAACAGATCGCTAATTGTGATCACGTGCCGTTCATTCATGATCTGTTGTCTGGCAAGTGGGTATGTTTGTGCGGCAAGACTCGATTACCCGTGCCGCCTGATTGCCCGTGCTTGAAGTGTAAATCCAAACAGGTAACAGCCTAAAGGAGACGGCATGGAAAACGATGACGATCTTGAAGACGTCGTTGTCGTCGTCATGGATACTGACGACGATCCTGAAGACAACGACGACGATGATGACAACTGGGGAGACGACACAGATGAAGAAGACGACGAAGACGAAACCGACGACGACGACGCAGAGTGGCCGTAACGCGCCAGACGGGCGCGCATCGTTGACGCAGCGGGTTCAATCAGAACACGCCACGTTCAGCAGTGAAGAACTGCAACGCACGATCGAACACAAATCGCAGCTGGTTGCGATCTCCGTTGCCATGAAAGACAAAGCACAGCGAACATTTCTGACGGCGCAGGATGACATCATGGCGGCAGATCACACCATCGAAGCACTTGGGTTCGAAATCGCGGCCATTCACCAGCTGATCGAACGTCGGGAAGAACCGTAACACTCGGAATTCGGCGCAACCAACTGCGCCGTCTTGCCCGTCTTTGCACGGCGGGCGAAAGTTAAGCGGAAGTAGGCTTAGGCGGGCTTATAAGGAAGGCAGGCGGGCGACGTGCAAAGGGTCACGGCAAGGCTAGAAAGCCGCACCACGGGCAAGCCTGACGGTCGATGTTGGCGGTTTCGAAGTTCTCCGAGTGGAACGCGCGTGTTTGCGCGATGATTCGGAGATTGATTGACGCTGCACTGTGGTATTGTCGCGATCATCGTGGACCCGGTCAAAAACGACACTGGCTTTGGCAATTGGTGCGACAACCGATGAACCCATTACAATTGACCGTCGATCCACGTGGGGAATGGTCACGGGTGCAAGCAGAACGCGTGCTTGCGATCATCAATCCTCAAGCGGCCATGTATGGACTGCGTTTCAAGATGGTCGACGTTACCGTGTTCGGAATGCCCGCGCAAAGATTCATCTTGGCGGCACATTGTGTTGAACACGAAGAACACGTTGCACCGGGAAAACTCTGCGCGTCGTGTCAGCAATACGTCCAAGAATAAAACGAACGGCGGTGCGCGCAGTATACCCAGCAGTAACCCGCGCACCGCCGTTCTAGCCGGGTGATCGACTCACCCGGTTTCTGTTACGCCGGGATTTCCGGCTGTTCCTGCGGTGCGCCGAAGACGAACGTGCCGCCGACCGCGCGGCCTGCGATCACGGTGAAATCCGCCGACAGCACGACGGTTTCGACGCCGTCGCCAAGATCCGAGTCAAAGGTCAACACTGCCTGCGCCGCACCGGGCGCAACCGCACTGACCTTCACGCCCAACGGATTCACCGGATCCGTTTCCACTTTCAGAACCGCGTCGTTCGACGACGAAAAAACCGGCGTGTGAACTTCGGCGGGATTGCCCTTCTTGGTCGTCGGCGTGACGGTGCCTTCGACGAACTGTGTTTCGGTCAGCTGGTTCATGATGTTGTGTGCTCCGGTTGAAGGCCCGTTGATGTTCTGTTCTCGGACTGGGCCAAACGTCCAAAGAATCAGGGCAAGACGGTTTTTATTACACCGTCTCTTGTGTTTCTTGACGACGACAGTGATATTGATTGCAGGCAGTTTCGCCATGATCCAGCCTATTGCACGGTGACAGAACGTGCGGCGGTTGTGAGTGCTTCGCATCCTGTCGAGTCTTTCGCGAAGATGGTGACATTGTAAACGCCGTTAACCCGTGGCACTGAGAAATACAACGCACCGACGTCGCGTAACTCAGTGCCGATGACTTCCCCGATGACTTGCGATCCTAAACGAACTTGCAGCTGCACAATCGGAAAATCGTTCACCAACTGAAACAGTATCCGCCCGCGTGCGCCAATCGAAACGGCGCGTGACCAATCGATCACCTGAATCGTTACGGAATGCGGCGGATTCGAAAGGCAGGGGCTTTCGGTGCCGCCAGTAAGCCAAAAGGGCCAACACCGTTCGATAGGATTGAGATACCTCCGGATCCCGCCGCACGCATGAACGCGACATATTCAACGTTCACGTTCACACCGATGAACGTCGAAAGAGTTTGCGTCGATATTTCTTCCCTAGTGACATCGGGTGCGGTGTGTGCGATGTTGTTGAACAGCAACGATGCTGTGGCACCGGCTTTCGGCACAAAGATCGGCGCAGCCGTCGTGCCGGTGATCGTCACGTTGGACTTCAAGAAGAATTCCAAGTGATACCCTGTTACCAGCTGCACAGGCGGATCGCCGAACGTCTTGCCTTCGTCGTCGCTGGCGGTCCAAGCGAATTTATCCGTTGCCGTGATTCGCAACGTATCAGGTGCGGCCTGCGCGTATACTGTGGCACTCCACAGCAGAAACGCGATCGTTATGAACGTGTGCTTCATCAGCGGTTCCTTTATCCTGTCACGGGCGCAAGATCGTCGTGCGCGCCGCAAACACTTTGTCAGCGTATTCTTGATTGCGAAATGGGGGAGTCGAGTTGCCGCGCTTGCCGCCGTTGTAGGCGGCTAATGCCTGCATCACGTCACCGTCTGCCCAGACGACAAGGTCAGCAAGGTATCCGCAGCCGATTCGGAGGTTGGTTGCCGGATCACACAACGTCGTCAGGTAATGGCCCTTGAAGCCACGTTCACGGGCCACACCGCCCATGATCTGCATGAGTCCCCACGACGCCTGTTGTGCCCAAAATTCTTGATCAGGATCGCCCGCGAAGCAAGGGAAATCAGCAGGCGGGCGTTGCGATGTCTGTTCAGCCGTGGTCAACAGACGAAACGGCTTGTTGGTTCGCACGTTCCACAGGTAACGGTAATGCGGTTCCGGGTTCCATGCCCATTCATGGAACGCAGATTCCACACGAATTTGCGCCGTCAGCAGATCCGGATCCAACTTGAAACTGGTTGCGACGTTGACGATTTCGCCGTTGTGAATATTAACGGTCATTACGGTATGTCCATAATCGTATACAACAACGTGACACGCGCATACGATCCAGCGCCACCACTCACGGCTTGATTTGTAAAGTGATATTCGAAACCGGCACCGCCAGCGAATCGAATGCCTGCTGTGGATTGCAATACAACAGGATGCGTCAAGAAATTCTCTTGCACCGCCCCTGGCGTAAAAGCTTGCGCAGTAAAGAAATTGGTGTCACTCGGACCCGGCGATGCACTGATATACCGGAAGTGCGATTGCGGAGTTGTGGCGATTGCAGCCGTAACATTGATGTAGGCGTAAGCCATCAACGGCATGATAATCTTGTCCGGAATGCCCGCCACGATTTGTTTTGGCACCGTGAACAGCAATTGGAACTCCGCAGGCGTAATGTCTACCGTCGCAGCAAAGATCCCAGACGACACAGGTTCCGGCACCTGATCGACCGCTGAACCGATAATACCTATTGAAGACGATCCGCCTTGAATGCCACCTTTCAAGATCTGCAGCAGCAGATCGTTCAAGTCAAAACGAACGCTGGACGCCTGCGCGTTGTAACGCGGCATAAGTGAATCATCAGCTTCGTCATGCACCTGATCGATCGACACACTCTGAATGAGAAAATCTCCTGAAATCGGTGGATTCGTCAACGCAACATGCACCGTCTTACCGCTGCGCGTCTTCGGATCCCGAGTGGCGTAATTGAGCGTGACGATTGGGCGTGCGAACAGTTCCAGTTCAGCGAACGCCCGCATGTAAAGTTGAAACTGCGTCTTCAACGAACCGTCAACGACCGTGTATTCATGCACGCCGTCTGTAACAACGCCGTTGGCATCGCGTTCAATGTTGCCCATTTCCGCCTGTGCGGCAACGTCGTCAACTTGCATGAAGTTGACGATTGAGTCACCAGACACAATCGACGCAGTCAGACTCCCGGCAAGTTCCAACGTATAGACGTTGTCAACACCTGACACGGTGACGTAGTCGACAACTTGCGCATTGTCAATGATGACTTTACCACCATTGAGAGAAAACGCGTTGCCATCTGCCACAAGGATCGACGTCGCGCCTAGTGATGCGGCTTCTGCCGCCGTGCTGCCACGTCCCTTGACGAAGATACGATTGCGCAGCTGCGAAACGTCGGTGTTCACCGTGACTTGCGGATTACGAATCAGCTGCAAATCAAGATCGTCAATGTCGTCGGGCGCGTCTGCGCCTTCCAGAAATGGACCATCGGGATTCGGCCACACAGGGATCGGATCCGGTTCAAGCACGGATCCGCCAGACACTTGATCCAGATACATTTTCTGTCCGCGTCCAAACAGACTCTTATTCCCGAAGGTGCCGCCAGCGTGCAAGTCGTCGATCGTGGTATTGGAGTTATCCCCCATCATCCAAAACGACGTTGCCGTTGACCAATCCGGCATAGCGGTATTAATGAAAGCGTTCGCTTCCGCAAGCGTGCCGCTAATACCCGCAAGTGCTTGGTAAATGAAACGGGCGATCACCGGCACGCCGTTCACGTCTGGACCAATAGGAACGCCGTTCATAGAAAACGACGCGATACCTAAACCTGCAACGACCGTCACACCGACTCGTAACACAAAACTTCCAACGCTGGCGTAGGACACAGACCCGTCTTGATAGAGATACGCTACGCGGAATTGCCACGCACCGCCAGGACCATTGCCTTGCACATAGTTTGGGCTGGGCGGACTCGACGGAGCAGCCGGGCGAGCAGAAAACGATTTGCGCGGGAGTGGTTCGGTGCCCGGAATGTTCACCAATACGCCTGAACTCACACCTGTATCTTTGAAATACGTGGTAAACGTCGTAGTGGTGTTATCCTCAACCTGCAAGAACGGAATAACTGTTTCGACCGACGAATGTGCAGGCGTCGGTAACAACTGCCGCATATAAATTCGCCGCTTATCAACAGTCAGCGCACCGACAGCAACACCGACTTCGACGTTAAAAAAGTTGAGTATGTGCGTGCCATCAAGATAGATCGGCGCACTGAGTGGCCCTAAGATCGACTCAACATCGTTGCTGTATACGTTTGTTGTTTGGAACATATACCATCCAGCAGCGAAGCTGAATGACGACGGAATCGACGCGCCTTGCGTGATGACAGGTGGCGTGGTAGACGTTGATTGAACAACGCTCTGCGGAAACTCCGGAATCTGAATGCCGCTTGGAACGATGTGAAAAAAGTGCAGCACTCGATTGTAATCAACATACCAGTGACCGCCGCCAATCGCAGCCGCGATGTCACTCAAGCACGTTGCAAGATCTTTCGATCCATCGAACTGAAAGGACACCTTCGCTAGATTGGTCTGCACAAACGCTGTCGAAAAACCGGGTGCATATCGCTGGATCAGATCGGTGACGATACCACTAGCGGATACAGCAATGTAACTACCGAACGGGCGATACTTGTTCAGGAGATACGTAAAATCAATTGCTGTGACGTCATACACTAGTTGATCTATCAACCCTTCGTAACGCATCGCCACAGTTTGCACCGAACCGGCAAAGAGCAGCCGTGATCCGTCAAATGTGTCAATGATCTGAAATTCTTCGCCAACAACTGGAATGTTGCTAGCTCCGTCGATCGCGGCTGTCGCTGTGTTAGGCGAGTTGTTCAGTGCGTCGTTGATCGTGATGCCGGGCTGTCTGCGAATGTCATTCCCACGCGTAAGAAGTGTGTATTGAAACCCGTTCGGCAGCGTGAATGTTGCACCGCCGATATCAACGATCGTGACGTCAACGAACCCTTGTCCATGATTCGGGATGGTAACTAGGTAATGTTCACTGTCAATGAAAGTTGTGGCAGTAACAGCGGCACCGCCAAACGTGATCGTGCTACCAGTAATGAAGTTGAAACCCTCAACAACAACATCAACACCGCCGATGATGTTAGCGAAAGCCGGAGTAACTTTCGAAATGGTAGACGCGTAAAACGTGAAGGCTTGATTGAGTGTAAAGCTACCGCCGATCGTCGTAACGGTAACGTCGACCGTGCCTGTTACGTTCGCAACTGGCGAATCAGCGGTAATTGTGTTCGCGTCTACAACGACAACGTTTGTAGCTTGAAACGCGCCGATGAAGACAAGTGGCGGTGCGCCTTCTGAGTCGGTGTGAAACTCTGACCCGGAAATCGTAACGGCGGTGCCGCCTGCAGTGCGCGCAATCGACGGCGTAATTGACGCAACGATCGGTTGCGTGCTAAACGACGCGGCACCTGTGGAAACAGCCCCAGGGCCGATGCGACGGGGGCCACGAAACGGAGTAAAGGGCACGGCGATCTTCTTAGTTCAACGCCTGAACGGAATACTGATGCACCGTCATCGAACCCGTGGCAACGGTCTGCGTGAAAAACATATCCAGCTGCAACGACGTCGTCGAGTCGACGTTACCGCCCACAGCAGGCGCACTGTTCCACGGCAAGATCGCTGACAACGCACCCTTCGGCGGTGTGGCCGGAGTGCCCAAGATATTGTAGGACGTCCACAGCCCTTGCCCCATGAAGTTTGCCGTTGCCCCGATCGCGCGGCACGTCAGTAAAATATCCAGCAGCCAACCGACGGTAGTTGCAGCAACCGCCGTGTCAAGCAGAATCGCAAGGCTGTCGAAGATCACCGTGCCACCAAGCCGCAGATCGTATCGCGCCGTTCCGGGAGTCGTGATAACGGACGAAATACGACCCGACGCCTTAACCCGATACTGCTTGCCAATCGCAAACGAATTCGGTGGAAAGGTGTATTTCGCAGCGGCTGGAATGCACGTCGCAGCGGCAGCGGCGGTCAGTGCTGCGCCATCAACCTGCGACGTGATCAACGTTTCTTGCCACGATTGCAAACTCATGATACCGATCTCCTTTAAGCCGAACCGAATTGCCGCACTGATTTCAGCTGCGACATGATGATTTTCTTGATCGCTTCGGCGGTTTGCACGGCTGTTCCGTTCACCTGAAAGTTCAAGTTAACGACTTGCGTTCCACCGCTCGGACCCGTGCCGGTTGGATACACGGTGGATCCGAGTGGGACGCGCACTGTTTCCGGCCCACCTTCGCCAACCTTGATATCTACCGTTCCGCCTTGTATGAAACCCGGAATGCGCGGGCCTTGTGGTGGTGGTAGCGTTCCTTGTTGTTTCGGATCGAAGGCGTATTTGATGACTTCAGAAAACGAATAGCCCTTCTTCGCCAGTCCCATCGGATCGCGGAACTGTCGATTTTCCGAACCCGATGTAAAGCCGCCTTTTGTCAAGTAATCCGTGAGTGCTTGCCCAAAGTTCGCAGACGTGACATCGAAACTGCCGCCTGTCTGCTTCAACTTCATCGCTTCTTGCAGGCTGATCAAGTCACCGTGCAACGTGCGAACCATGATCGTTGTTCCGTTGATCGACGCAGCTGCTGCAGCCGCGTTATCTGCCCAAGCACTATCAAGGATCTTGACTTCCTTGGTGACATCAGCAACTGCCTTTTTCGCGTCCGTTCCCCAGCCGTTTGCAGCCGCCTGCGCATCCTTCCACTTCTTCAACTGTTCGTCCAGAACTTCGCGGGTGAAGTGCAACCCGCTATCAATCATCGCTTCGTAAGTTTCGTGTGCCTTGTCTGCGGTTTCTTGCAAGGCTTCGATGCTTCGATCGCGAACGCTATCCCAGTCGACGCTAATAGCGGTCAGGTTTGCGTTCGCAGTCGCACGCAGAGCCTTGTATTTCTCATTGAACAGTGGATCAAGATGGTCCAACGAAGCAACTTGCGAATTGAATGTTGCCTCAATGTCTGCGATCTGTTGATCGCGTGACGTGCCAGACGACCGCGCAACCGCCTTAAAGTAATCGTCCCAAATCGTGCTGAGTTCCTTGCTGCTCTTTGTCATCGCAGCAGCGACTTTGGTTTGATCGATCATCTTGGACGTGAGATCCGCTTGCGCGGCGGCATTGGCTGCAGCTGCTTCCGCCGACGCGCCCGACGCTTCCGTCTGTTCTCCAGTCGCGTTCTTCGCCGCCATCATCGCGGTTCGCACGTCGTTCATATTCTGGCTGAGCACATCAAGTGCTTCGCCAAACTTCGTATGGCCTAAAACACTAGCTGCCGCTTCTTCCGTCTGCAGTGCAAGATCCGCACGCATACCGCGAAGTTCTTCACGCGACGATTGAATTTCTGACAACGTTTCAGGCGAAATCAAATGCAGCTTTGCAGCCGCACCAGCCGCAACCGCGATTGTTTCGGCAAGCAGACGTGCAACACCGACGATTCCAGTTGAGACAAACGCGATGACAGTGCGAACACCGCCGAACGAACCTTCAAAAATACGTGCAGCTGTAATCGCGACTTGTCCCAAGTCGATCAGTTTGACCGCACCATCTTCAAGCAAGCTGGTAATGTTCTCGATTGCCTTCGCCTTGTTGTTATCGAAGGCACCAGCAACCGCTTCACCAACGGCGCGCAATCCAGCAGAGAACACGTCAGACGATGCGATTGACGAACCTAGATCGTCGATGAAGTTGCGAACCTGCGCCGATGCGAACTCGAATTCTTCGCCAAAGTCGCGTTGCTGTTCGCCCGCTGCAACCGTTGCTTCGCGAAGGATGCGAAGCACTTCGATGCGCTTCGCTTCCGCTTTCCCGCTTTCTGACAGCTGTTCCGCCGTAACACCAAGCGTCTTCGCGTATGCTTCTTCAGCGTCGTCAACGGCGATGACACCCAACGACATTGCTAACGCGCGTGTTCTCCCAGTAACAAGCGCATCACTCACTAGTTTCAGTTGTTCAGCAGTGCCACCAAGACCGCGATTTTGCAGAACAAATGCCGCTTCTCCGAGTGTGCCGAAATCCGCCGCCGTGAGTTTTACACCAGTGCTCAGAAGATGCGCGGCATTTGACGCAAGCGTGAAGTCGTCAACAGTATTTAGCGTGCCTGCGCGCAGGGCATCCATCGCCGCTTTCGCTTCGTTGGCACCGCCTGCAAACTGTTCGATCGTGGCGCGCAGATCGTTGACGTCAGATCCGCGCTTACCGAGTTCGATTGCGGCCACACCGATCGCCGCGATACCGGCCGCAACGGTGCCGGTGACGACGGCAACCGCCGTCAAAGATTGCTGGTTCTCTTTGGTGAAATTGCTAAGCGCAGCCCTTGCAAGCCCTAGTTCGCTTGTAAAGTTGTCGGTGAGTTCAATTAGCCCATGAATCGGGGCAATTTCAGCCACGCTTAACCCTTTCTTCCACGTTGAAGGATCGCGTTACTACCGAAGATCCACGCGTCAATAAGCTTTTCTTGAGTCGCGATCGACTGCGGTTCTGCTGCCGGTTTTTCGAAATCACCGAACGGCAACATGAAATCAAGTAGCGGCTTATTGGTTCGCATGATCGCTTGCACGACGTGCGCGAATCCCCAATCTGTGCGCGATTGCCCGTCAGGTTCAAGTTCGTCGAAGGCTTTCCATTCTTCTAACAACGCTTGCGGCATCGCCGCAAGTAAGCCGTCTACGTCCCAGATTCCGAAGTAATCGCGGGCATAGCGGAAGGCGAAGCGTCGATCGCCGTTCCGCTCAAGTCCTTTTTTAGTGCCGCCTTTGCCGCAGCACCGTTGTTGTTTAACGCGATGCACTTGCGCTGCAGCGTGTTCAACACGTTGAAGTTCTTCTTCTTGAGTTCTTCGACGTCTTCAGGCGTGAAGACGCGTGCGCCCGCTTCGTCACGCGCGGAGTAGGACAGCATCAGGAAGATCCCGTTTTCCGCGCCCGCCTGCGTATCGGTTTCCTTCATGAACGCAAGCGATTCGGCGGCAGTCATCTGGACAAGACGAACGGAACCGCCCCATTCGGGGACTTCGACGGTTTCTTCTTTCAAGTCAACCGCAGTGCGTATCTGCGCTGCGGTTAGCAATGGCTGGGACATTGCGTCTCCTTTTCTATTGTTGGTAATGCGGGGCTATTCGCCCCACATCACGATTTACGCTTCGACGACGACGCCCGCCCATGTCAGAGCCAACGATGCACCCTGCTTGCCGTCAACGGGCGCGTCGTCGAACTTGAACATCTGCACGTATGCGAAGCCCGTGCGTGTGTGGCCGGACGGAAAAAGGATCTGCCATGCGTTCTTAACGTTGTTCGCAATGTCCGCCAAGATGTCTGTGTGCGTGGCTTCGCTGTCCAAGAAGTTGATCTTCAGCTGCGGATCGTCCTGACGCAGAATGCCCAACACGTGACTTTCAGTGCCGTCATTGTGCGTGGACGTTTCGATCTTGTTGCGCGACATGCCGCCCGGTGTAACGGACGTGAGTTCGCCAATCGTCGTAAAGACGGCAGGCGTAGCGAACAATGCGCGCTTGACAAGGATCCCTGTGCTGGTGACTGCATTCGACATGAACGGTTCTCCTTAAAAAAGGTGCTCGACTGGG